AATTAGATTTGATCAATTACAAAGACAACGGAACTCCAATTACCTGGGTAACTGGTTAAAAATAATACTTGACATTGTAATAATAAAGTAATAATATATAGTATCGCAGGAGATGCTATGATTATAGGTTTTGTAGGTTTGATTGGCGCAGGTAAAGATACAGCCGCTGATTTTTTAGTAAATTCACATGGTTTTAGGCGAGACAGTTTCGCTAATACACTTAAAGATGCTGTATCCGCAGTATTTGGTTGGGACAGAACACTACTAGAAGGTCGTACAAAAGAAGCTCGTGAATGGCGTGAACAACAAGACGATTGGTGGTCAGCTCGTTTAGGTCGAGATATTACCCCACGTTGGGTATTACAATATTGGGGCACCGAAGTTGTACGTAATGGGTTCCACGATGATATGTGGATAGCGAGTCTAGAAAACAAAATGCGTAAAACTACTGATAATATTGTTATCAGCGATGTAAGGTTCCCTAACGAGATTAAAGCAATACATGACGCTGGCGGATCAGTAATACGAATCAAACGTGGTAAAGACCCCAAATGGTTTAAAGACGCGGAACATTTTAATCGTGGTCCAGATGGAAATATCAATTGGTCATTGAGTAAAACTAGATTAATCAACGCCAATGTACACGCAAGTGAATATAGCTGGGTTGGAGGCAATATAGATCACACAGTGATCAACGATTCTACAATAGACGAATTATTCAAACAACTTGAAGTTATAATTAAAGGTCGGGAGTCAAATCTCCCTGACGCCACTTAACTCCTTCTTTATGTAAAGTGCGTTGACAGTTGGCACAGATAGTTTTAAGATTACTATATCTATTATTCTTTAAATCGCCATCGATATAAAATACATTAAAATGTTCAGAATGTTTTGATGTAAAGTTACACTTTTCACAAACGCTTTTTTTCTTGTATCCAGATAAGGCCCATAGTGGTCTTTCTTGTTTTCTTCCTTTAGCACAATGATCACATTTAGATCTATAGAAGGTTCTACCATCTTTATGGTAATTAACAGCAACTGGTCGTTGTCCACAACTATTACATAAGTTTCTCAAACTACCGCCCTTTTTAACGCCTTTATCCCATTATTTACACCGTATTTTTTCCATTTACTTGCTAAATAAAACAAAGAGTAATCCACTAAGGAGTTTTTTAAGATGGCAAAAACATTACAATCACCAGGAACATTAGTTTCAGTTATAGATCAAAGTTTCTATACAACAGCGGCACCTGGTACTACCCCACTAATTTTCGTAGCAACTGGGCAAGACAAACAGAATGCTAGTAATACCGGTATTGCACAAGGTACAACTAAAGCAAATGCCGGTACAGTATGGGTAATTTCCAGTCAACGAGATTTAGTAGACACATTTGGAACTCCTTATTTCCAAACTGATGCTAGTAACAATCCAGTTAATGCTGGTGAAATAAACGAATACGGACTACAAGCCGCATACAGCGTATTGGGCGCAAGTAGTAGAGCATATGTTGTTCGTGCTGATGTTAATTTAACACAGTTAGAAGGAACAACAACAATTCCTACAGGAACTCCTGCAGCCGGCACAGTATGGCTTGACACATCAAATAGCGCATTTGGAATTAATGTTTGGAGTACAACTACAAACAATGGCGCAGGCGGATTTACACTAGTAACTCCAGATATCATTGATGACAGCGATTATGACACAGTATTTTCAAACGGAGTTCCATTAGCATCATACGGAATGGTTGGTGATTTTGCTATGGTTGTTCCTGGCGAATCTACTACTGATTTTGATGTTGGTGGTTTATTTTATAAATCAGCTACAAATGGTTGGGTTTCAGTAGCTACAGGATTTGACGGTGGTAAAGCATTACAAATCAGTCCGCATTACAGTTATCCTAATTTCACTGCTAATACAGCTAGTGGTAGCGTTTGGGTTTGTACAACCCCAATATCAACAGGTGCTTCATGGGATATAAAATACTATAACGCTAGTTCTGCTAATTGGACATCAGTAAATGCTCCATTGTATGCAGATAGAGCAGCCGCTATTGCCGCACTAGATAGCATAACTGGTGGAATGGCTATTGATCAAGGTTCAGTATTTGTTGAATATGATTACAATAATACTGGTGTAGCTAATTTCAAACCATGGATACGTACTGGTACAGGTGCTACTACAATTTCTGTAACATCATCAACAGTATTCAATGCCGCAAGTAGTTTTGAAGTTAGAGAAACATATGCATCTGGAACTTGGTCAAATATCATAACAGTTGCAGTAACTCCAAGCGCAACAATTCAACTTGGACAACAAATTGCTTCAGCAATTAACACTAATAGTAATTTCATGAATGTTTCAGCTTCATGGAATCCTACAAATTATACATTGTCAATCAGCCATGCAATGGGCGGTGAAATTGAATTAAAAGATTTAACTAACACACCATTAAGCAGAATTGGTTTCAATACAAATGCGATTGGTACTATTCCTAATTTATATGCTGCACCATCAGGTGACGGATTTACTTTAGAAGCAAGTAACTGGGCTCCATTAACATTCCAATCACAAATGAGTGCTCCTGGATTAGCTCCAGCTAATGGTACATTATGGTTTAATAATTACTTGGGTGATGTTGACGTTTTATATAACAACGGCAGTGCTTGGGTTGGTTATCTAAATGCATTCCCTAATACAGATCCTAATGGTCCGATTATTTCTGCATCAGCTCCATTAACACAAAGTGATGGCACTTCATTAATAACCGGCGATATTTGGATTGATTCATCAATGCCTGATGCGTATGGCCAAACAGTTTATGTATATAATTCTGCTGTTGGCACAGGTGCTGCAGGATGGGTTTTACAAAATGTAGAAGATCATACAAGTCCAACTGGATGGGTATTTGCTGATGCACGTTGGTCAGACAACGGCATGGATGCACCTAGTTATGTAACTTCTATCAAGGATTTATTGATTAGCAATTATTTGGATCCAGATGCCCCAAGTCCATTCTTATATCCAAGAGGAACAAGACTATGGAATACACGTCGTAGCGGTAACAACGTAAAATATTATGATGCTGGATACATTAACGTTAATGCAACTAACGCAAACCACGGTAATGAGTCTATGTTAAGTTATTCACCTGATCGTTGGGTAACAGCAAGTCCAAATAACACTATGGGTGTTGGTACATTTGGTCGTTTATCACAACGTGCAGTAGTTGTTAAAGCCTTACAAAGTTTAGTAACAGCAAGTACACCAGTTCGTGATACTGATACATTAAATTATAACCTAATTGCTACTCCAGGTTATCCAGAATTAATTCAGGATATGGTCAGCCTCAACGCTGATATTGGACAGTTGGCATTAGTAATTGGTGACACGCCATTCCGTTTGGAAACAAATGCTACAACATTAGCAAATTACGGTAGTAATGCAGCAAAAGCCGCAGCTGATGGTGAAAGTGGATTGGCAACATATGATGATTACACAGCCGTGTACTATCCAAGTGGTTACACGAATGATAATTTAGGTAATAACATTGTTGTTCCAGCTAGTCATATGTTATTACGCACCATTATCAACAATGACAATGTAAGCTATCCATGGTTTGCGCCAGCAGGTACAAACAGAGGTATAGTGTCAAATGCTAGTTCAGTAGGGTATGTTGATGGAGAAACTGGAGAATTTAGAACTGCATCATTATACGAAAGTTTACGTGATGTGTTAGCAAGTGTTCAAATTAATCCAATTGCTACTTTACCAGGTGCTGGATTAACAGTTATGGGACAGTATACACGTAACAAAATGTCTACAGCATTAAACAGAGTTAATGTTTCTAGATTAGTAAGTTATATACGTCGACAATTAAACATATTGTCTAAACCATTCTTGTTTGAACCAAATGATAGTCAAACAAGAGCAGAGATTAAATCTGTTATTGAGGGATTGATGTTAGAATTAGTTGCTCAAAGAGGATTGTATGATTATGTAGTAGTTTGCGATACTACAAATAATACTCCAACAAGAATTGATCAAAATGAATTATGGGTAGATATTGCAATTGAGCCAGTTAAGGCAGTTGAGTTTATCTACATACCTTTAAGATTGTTGAACACTGGAGCAATAGCTTCTGGTAAGTTTGGTTCACAAGCAACAGGCTCTAAATAATTCAACACATAAAGGATAAGGAGAAATAAATGGCAACATCAAGTTTAAATAATTTTACAGTTCCGTTGGCAGGTAGCCAAAATCAAGGGCTGTTAATGCCAAAGTTACAATATCGTTTTCGAGTTGTTTTAACAGGGTTTGGATCTAGCAATTTTGGATCTGGCGGAACACCTGCTACTGAACTAACGAAACAAGTTATGATGGTTGATCGTCCACATCCAAGTTTTGAGGAAGTTAAATTAGATGTTTATAACAGTACAGTTAAACTAGCTGGTAGACATAAATTTGATGATATTAAACTTAAATTACGTGACGATATCAACAATAATGTAACAACTTTAGTTGGTCAACAATTACAGAAACAATTTGATTTCTATAACCAATCTAGCGCATATAGTGGACAAGACTATAAATTTTATATGTCCATTGAAATATTAGATGGCGGCAATGGTGCCGGAGTTGAGCCTGGCGTACTTGAAGTATATCAATTGCAAGGTTGCTGGATTAAAATGGCAAGCTACGGTAGCATGGATTATTCCAAAGGTGATGCTGTTG